TTGATAGCCCCTATTGTAAAATCCACACTGACCCCAGAGGCTGCTGTAGTTGTGGCCAGTGGCGGCAGGACTAGATGCCCCTGGTAACGGAGCTGGCAGGTGGACCACCAAGCACGGGCAACGTCCGCTGCGCCCTTCATCTTGTTCAGCCCGATGCCCTCTCGCCAGTCCCCCATGGCAAGTACCGACAGCCCTTGCCCGCTGTCCTTATCCGTGTCCCCTATGACCAGCTTGGGAGGGTAAACAGAGGAGAGGGCAGACTGCACGGGACGAGTGATGGGATAGAGAGTCTCATCGATGAACACCTCGTTTTGGCCAACTACGCGCTGAGCGATAACGTCACCTTATTATTGCTAGCCAACTCACATCGTCACCATTAGTAGCCGCGTCTATCCAGAGAGTGTCTGCTGTGACCGTACCAGGCCGAAAGTCCAGCTCTATGGAGGCGTCCACACCACCGGCAGCCCCTAGAACGTATCCCTTAGTGGCGCTTACCGTGCTGTCGCCCACGTAGGTAAGTCCTGTATTCGCTGTAGGCGCCGTGAACCTAATCCAGCCTATCTTGTCCTTGGTATTCAGTATCCGTACTGCCGTGGCGGCACTGGGGACATCGGTTACGGCACTAACTATTCTCACCGGACCAGCCTAACGTCTTGGAGCAGCCCGAAGCGCCTCTTCTCCTGCTCAGCTAGCCCGAACCAGGCGCCAGAACGGTTACCCTTGTTCTCAGGATCGGTGCTAGGGCCACCACCCCTGGCTGCCATGAGTAGCCCTGTGGCACGGTAGATGATATAGCTGGCATGGGTCTCTGTGGTGGTGGCATCGGCGCTGAGCAACACCGGCCTGTCACCGCCAATCAGCTTGAGTAGACTGTAGCCCACCACGTTCACGCCGCCAGTAGTCAGAATGATAGCGGCCGACTCCCGCTCCAGGTGCCATAAGTGTTTCGGCAACCTATTCCACCTGGCCGTGTTGGTGTTGACAGCCTGTATCTGATCGAACCAGACGGTGTGAGCGTCTTTGTCCTGATCCATCTCTAGGCCAATGGAGATGATAGCTGTATCGTCCTCCGGGTTGTCTAGCTTCACACTGAAGTACGTCCAGATATCGGCGCTGGCCGCAGGCATGTCCAGACTCTCTTTGTCCGTCCCGTCAGCCAGTACAGCGCCGTTGTCCAGGTGGACCTTGTAGTCAGCCGCCGTTAGTGCCACCGTGGACTTAATCCAGCCTTCCAGGTGCGTGTACCGGGACAAGTCCAGGGAGCTAATCGAGTCAGTAACGAAGTCTCCGGCAGAGCCACCTGCGGCAACTGTTATCTTCAGAGACTTGCCTAACTTAAAGTCCTGGTCGTCAACAGCCTGAGTGAAGTCCGAGTCCGTGGTCTCGTCAAACACCCGGTCACACGCATGGATAGTCGTACCAGTCACACTGGAGCGGTAGTCGATGGCCCGAACCATGTAGATGTTGGAGGGAACGTCAAAACGGGCAGTGGCTTTATCGCCGTGCAGAGACGTGTTCTCAATCGGGTCAAAGGCTATCCCCGTTATGTCCACACCTGCTTGCTCAATGGCCCTGTGAACACTCTCGGGCTGGTACTCCTCGTCCCAAAGCTCGTAGGTATCACCAGACTCAGTTTGAGTTAGAGCCGTTCCAGTGGCGTCGATAGTGACAGTGGTACTAGATGCCACGTAGTCACTCACGCGGCGTATCCGGCCATCGTTGGCACCAGACGTAAACCGCACCCACCTACCGTTGTGGTCGTCGTCTCCCCCTACCAAGGTGGAGTCAATGAGCGTGGTGGCAGTGCCTTGAGCCGTCATAGTAGACAGGAATATGGCTCCCAGGTTCTCGCCAATAGCTACAGCTATCTCTTCTCTGCTTCTTCCTTGAAACACACCAGTCGTCATGACTACTTGCCCTTACCCTTTTTGGCTCCCACGCGTTTCTTTTTAGGCTTCGGCAAATTCCCGTGAGGTTTTGAACGCGGACCATGCTTAGGAATAATACACCTCCTATAGGTTTTCTTCAGTGTCCAGCGAACGAGTCTTCCCCTAAGCGTTCTTACTCTAAGGTATCCGCCGTGACAAGCCCACTTTCCTCAGCGGCGCCCTCCTCGATACTGACACTCCCGTTAGAGGCTGCCTTTGCCTCCATCTCAGTAGACAGTCGCTGTAAACGCACAGACTGAATCTCGTTCACTATCTTGAGCCGCACGTTCTCGTCCTGCTGAATCAGAGCCAGGACAGACTCCAGCATCTCTTGCGGCGACGTGGTCAGCTTACCGATAATGATGGACTGTTGTTGTGTCATTTCCTCCCCTTAAAGTAAATATCTCCAGTAGAACTAGCTGTCCGCTTCTTCCGATGTAAGAGAATATCGTTTAGAATCTTGCCTATCTGCTTCTTCTCGTCCTCAGTCGGTGCTCTCTTATGGTCCCGACCGTCCAACTCCCGCACCCACCTCTCTGCCACCTCAGCGGCCTTGTCCTCAATCTCCGAGCGCCTGTCACCGTCAGTGGCAACAACCTGAAGCCGCTTGACCTTACCTTTGTAAGTGAAGGTGAAGGCGTACGAAAAGGCGGTCTCCCTGGTCACGTCGGGATTGACACGACCTATCTGTACCGTCTCTTCCTGCACTGTTCCTGGTGGTGTCCAGAGCTGCTGAACCATTAGTTAACGATCTCTACCGTATCGTTCTCAAGGGCTGTGGGCGTGAGATAGCAACGGCCACTATTGGAATAGACTTCCTCCAAGGGGTACTCAACGTCAGTAGGGAAGTCTCGACTGGAATAACGTATATAGAGAGGCACACCACAGGTAGAGAGGAACTCCATGTGCTCAAAGAAACGTCCGTAGAGACGCTCTTCACTAAAAGCCATTCTACCGTCTCCCTTCGTGGGATTATACCACGAATGTAAAAACGGATAGACTAGCCCCTAAGCGACAGCATTACCGACAAGAAGTTGCCGTCGGAGGGAACGCCACTCATTGCGTAGCCAATCATAGGGAAAGAGCCTATCGTGATGATGGCTCAGTGTGGTAATGACAGCGGTAGTGATTAGGGCAGTGTGAGGGCTACCGAAAGGACACAGAACTTATGCCGTTTGTCCGTGACGGGATCATGTACCTGCACGTACCCGTCAGTCTCTACATTGCGCCCCGCAGGGGGTACAGAGTAATCCGTAACCCCCTGCGGAGTCCAAAGTTCAGTTCTTTTGGCTACTTAGAGGGCTTGCGCTTCTTAGGGCGCTTGCCCCTGTTTGGATACCCCTTGCCTTTCGGCATCAGCTAGTTCCTTTACCACTTAGCTCCTGATGTTCAGCATAACCCACTGATTGTCTGAGTCTACCGCAGGTATACCCATTGCAACACCGATGTTAGCAATATCTGCTTCATCGGAGTAATCAGTTCTTTCTGCCTCTCCACTTTCTCCACTTGCCTGCGACCAGGTTACTGCGTCACCAACAATGCCTACCTGCGCTCCTAATCTTAGCGAACATGGCCCTGCTGTCTGTATCCAGCAGAAATAATCCGCTGTCACAGGAGCAGTAGACACGCCAATAACTCCAGTAGTCATGGTGCCATCACCATCAATAATCTTTACATCTTTGTAAGGACTGTACATGAGACCAAAAAGCGAAGAGGTGGTCAATGCTGTTACAAGTCCATCGGGCTCATCAATAGTAATTGAGAGTCCAGTCGCACCAGATACAGCAGTATTAGACTTAACTTTATAAGTCTCACCTTGCCCTGGTCCATCGTTAAAGTACACATAGCCATCTGCATACTGGTTTTTAGTCGTGGTAAGAGAAGTTCCACTAGTAAAGGTGGTTTCTCCTGCTGAAGTGGCAGCAGCCGCTACATCCATATCATGTGCCGCAACAGCAGCGATACCATCTAGCAAGTAACCACCGTGGGTAATAGCTGTACCGCTATTCTCTGCATAGTAGAAAACTCTACCATCAGGGGTGGTTGCCCTGGTACCAAGTTTTTGTCTTTGGTCTGAAGTCTCTCGTTTTTCCATTCCATACGATAAATTTACTGACAATGGGAATGCCATGCCTAACCTCCTTTAAGGTTATTATTTGAGCAGGTTCTATGCCCTGCGACAGGCCGATATTTGTTTGCCGGGAGCGACCTCGGCCTATCTTTACAGCCGCCCCCGGCATACTACTCCTAGTGACTTTTTGCGTGACTCCGCAGCTTGGACTGCGCACCCGAAAGGGACGCGCCTTCCGACACATAGTCACACACGGTACACTGAATTTGGGCAGGTCTGGACCTACCGTCCTGGATACCGACGGTACTTGCGGACTCGGGGACACTCGCTACCACACTGGTAACTGGTTCCTCGATTTGCTCAGAGCCCGCAACTCCGCACCACTGGCACTCACACTTCTCGCTGGGCATCCAGGGGAATAACCCTATTTTAGACTTACGAAATACGTAATCAGGGTTACCGGGCACATTTAGCACCGCTGTACCGATGGCATCAGACATGACGCCCTCAGCGTTATAGGCGGGCCTATGCCGATACAGTGTCGTCTTTGGCTGCCAGTCATCTATGTACTTCAGCGAGTACCCAAGATTGACCAACTCTGCCTTCATCTGATTACGCTCGGTTATTCCAGTAACCATGACCGCTCCTAGTTGTTAGTCGCCAGAGCTGTTACGTCAAATGTGATTCCAGCGCCCTTACTGTCATCTAGCTCGAACACGCCGTAGTCAGCAGTCATCACTACTTCCGTGGCCCTGAGAGAGGCGTCACGCTGACGCTCAGTTCGCGTCTCCACACTGTTAAGTGCCGCTAGAGCGGTCTTGTCGGCT